AGACACTTCCAGGGCATCCGGCAGCAGCACAAGATCGTGGACGATTATGCCTATTACCTGATTGTCCCTGTGACATTCCACAATTTGATAATTATGGAGCGTTACGCTTGTCGGAAGCCTTTCGACATGTGCTTCCATAGCTGCGGCAACCGTAGCCAGCGGTGCGGGCCCGAACTTGACCGTTAGACATTGAAAGGTAGGCATAACGCCTCCTTACTACAGGCCGGTGGCATGCACCCGATACGAGGTGAGTACCGTAAGGGTGCTTCCGGCACATGTGGTATAGTTGGTCCCGGAATTCTCGATCTCCAGGGCCTTGTTCTCGGCACCTGTAGCGGCAATAGCGGAAGCACCATCAATCTCCAACGGGTTCATGGTTGCAACGGTATCTGCCGTAGCAGTAATAAAGCCTGTTGTTTGCCACGTACCCACCACAGCAGCCCCGCCGTTGTACTGTATAATCAAGTCATCCGGATCGCTGGGTTCGACACAGGCTGCAGAGCCATAATTCAAAATGAGCATGGCACCGACGAACTCCAGCACATAGCCTGCTCCGGGAGCTGCAACAAGGGTAACAGGTGTTTCCAGGGCAAGCAGTTGCGCATTGGTAATCACCACGGTACTTGTTTGAATTTTAGAATCCACATATGCCTTGATGGACTGCTGTGTAGCCAGCCCGCCCGCAGCATCGGAGCCCATGGCATCTTCGTCATAGACTTCCATGTAGGGCGCATCCCCGTGAATCGTGAGTACCTTCTCGCCTGTAGCCGCAGCATAGAGCCAGGCAGCGCCGGCCAGGAAGCAGACGATCGTGAAGAGGGTTAGCGTCTTTTTCATCTTACTTTCCTCCTTGTGAAGCTCGTTTTTGGTTGTTGGATTTTCCGCCTCGTTCTCTTGTGTCTCTGCGTTCTGTGCTTTTGACAGATTTGTCTAATTTCTCCTTTTCTCTTGCAGCGGATATGTCGGAAAGGGTTTGCGCACGCTTGATTTTCAAGTCTTCCTTGTCGTAATCCACGCCCGCAAGGTCCACTTCTTGCTTCACACGTTCGGTATTGGCTTTTTCTTCCAGAAGCAGCCGTTCCGCACGTTCCTTCTTGATTTTTTCGTTCATCTCTTGCAGGGTTAATTGCTGTTCCATTTGTTGTGCCGGATCCTCCTGCTGACCCGGCCAGGGCAACATTGGCACCTTTCCGGCCTCCATAGCCTTTTCGAATTCCTTGTCGTCCATTTCGCCTAACTGTTCGAAGAACTCCAGCCATCCTTCCGGGGCACCAGTCGCGCCGATGCGTTCAATGAGTTGACCCATCGGGCCGGCCTGCATGCGCTTGATTACCCTGGAACGGTTCGGCCACTCCAGCTTGTCCAGGAGGGCTTGCTGATCGATGGCCTGCTTGTCGAACAGCACCAGGGCTTCTTCCCTTTGCTGCACTTTGGAAATGGGCAAGGTAGAGCCATTGACCACGGTGAGCTTTAACGGGAACGATGCATCCTCGGCGCTGATTTGTTCGGCACGGGCTTGGCCTTCCTCTTCCCATGTAAACCATCGTTCGGTGGTGTAGAAGTTCTGCACATAGGAAAGGTACATACGGCCTCGTTCCCGCAACAACTTCGAGTAGTTTCTCACCTTTCCGCGCATCATTGTGGCGGCCCTTTCAAGAAGTGCCGCAATCGCCTTATATGCAATCACTTCTCGGCCTGGGGTCTGTGCCTGTTCAAGTTCAAATGTACCTGCGATCAAAAAGAACATCTCCTTGAACAAAGCTGCAATTTTTTCAATGTCTACGTTGACTTGCGGAAAATCCAGGTATCGGATGGCCTGTGCTTCCATGGAATTGATGGGATTGATAATGCCTGGCGCATTTGTGAAATGCTCGTTGGGCACTCCGGAAGTCTTTGGATTCACGACCTTTGGCCGTGCGGCCTTGTCTTTTAAGAAGACCATTTGCGACATAGCCTTATTGAATTCCTTGGCTAGTTGCTCGAGTTGTTCTACGTCCGACATGCCCCATGCCGTGGATGTGTCCTTCACAGAGACAACCAACGTAAACGGCCATCTGTCCCACAGGTACGAGTTCATGGCCTGCTCAATGGGCATAAGCGGATTGATGGACGGGTTTGGTCTGTCTGAAAGCACAACCTTACCGCCACAGCACACGGTAACGCACCGGATTTTACCGGGATACTTGTACTGGCTGGATCCGTCCGGATTTGTAATGCGTGTGTAATCCTTGACCCAGCATTCCACTACCAGGACCATATCGCTGGCTTCGTCCTGCGTATCCGCAGCCGTGGTGGAGAACACCGATCGGATAGTGTTTGCTATTTGCGAAATTATAGAGTCTTTGTGCGAACCAGCGACCAGCTCTCTACGTTCCGTACCCAGCTCCGAAAGGAACACCTCGTCCGGTTTGATGTCCGATGCTTTAGCCGGCCATTTACGGCGTGCTTGTCGCACCGTCATGGGATAGTAGTAAAACACCGCTTCTGCTTCGTTCGGATTTTTACAATCCACGGGATAGAACCCGAATTGAAACGGATCCACGTTAATTGTCTTGACTTCGCCCAGGCCCTTTTCCGCCTCCGGATTCCAGATAACCTTTTCGATACAGACCCCATAATCTTCTCCGTTGGACACCGAAGACTCGAAGAGGTCTTGCTGTTCTTCCTCAATCCACCAATATTCACAGGACCGTTGCAGTTTTAGGTATCGTTCGTCGTCCGTGTCTCCGCCTAGCTGCACAAGGTTAAAGGTGGGGTTGTTGTCCGTAAGCATGTTCTTGGTGCGTTGCTTGTGTGCGTGCAGCAAGTTAATGGAGATCAAAGGAACTTTCGTGCTGGTACGTTTCCAATACTGATTTCGGGACAGACGGTGATGCTCGAGCCACTTCGTATGCAGCCCGAGAGCGTTCTTGTCTCCAATGACTTCGCCAAGGAGCGTAAACACTCGTTCCCCTACCTTTTTATGTCCTTCTGGGGGAAGCAGTTCCGATCCCTTCCACGAATCCTGTTCTGTAGGCATCTTCTTTTTACCCCCGCAAAAGGTCCAAGTTGAGCCAGTTCATGTTTTCGCAAGCACTACAAACCAAGTACAGTTCTTCGTGCTGCGGCGAGTATCCGATCATCACATCCCACGAACAGCAATCCTTGCAGCACGCCGAAACCTGAAAATCCGGCACATCGAATTCGGCCAGATCCCTTCTGGTATCGGCTAAATCCAGATATGTCCCTTGCCCTTGCATATATTGCATTGCGCTACATACGTGGGCAGTTTAGTTCCACGCGGTACTGCCCATCCCAGCTCCGGGTTCATTACTTTTTTGATTTGTTTCTTGCCATTGCATTTCGGGCATACATAAATTCTGGATCCGGATGTCGTAAGCCCCGCTTTTTTTATTACGGTGACGTTTTTGGGCCTGAGTACCTGATGCTCCCGTTTTGGTTTACCGCCATCGATCCATTTCTTGCGCCTTTGCTGAGCCCTTCTGCGCTGCCTGCGTCTGAAGGGCTCGTTTTCGTCCACGATATCCAGGCGTGTAATTATTTTGTTTCTTCTTCGGGTTGGATTTTCAGACATTTGGCGAGTTCTTCCTTAAACTGTTTTTGATGCAGCTTGCAGCCGTTATTTACATGATCCAGTTTTTCTTGCAGCACGTTGATGGCTTGCACAAGTGGTTCCATGGTGGCGTACCAGTTTTCGAAGTGTCTTTCTCCTTCGAAAAGTGCGGCTTCGTCTGCTTCTCCCTGTGCATCGATGTATCCCATGGCCGTTAGCCACTTATCCTTAATAACTTCCTTGGCAAGCAAGTTTTGGTACATTATTTTTTCCTTGCTCCTTGTCTTCTGGCTTTTCTCTTCTCCTGCGGAGTAAGAGCTGTGTCCGATGGCCCATTCTTCGTATCCTTCGTAGCCTTGGTAGCCTCTTTCGTAGCCGGTGTCTTTTTCGCCCTTGCTTGCCATTCCTTCTCCAGGTCTTCGTCCGAATGGATTTGAATGTTGATTTGAGGGGGCACTCCCGGATATGCATGCGAATAGATGGTGTACACGCCCTTATCGGTCTTTACTTGCTCGGGACCGGGCCAGTTACCGTCCACAGCCATGGACGCTTGTTCCTCGCTGACGATAAACGGCCGTGCTTTGCACATCGGGCATTTCATCCATTGCCAAGTTGCGTCCGGATCCGGAAACGGCTGATCGAATCCGGGCTCCACCGGGTAGAACATGGCCGCAATGAGGGGTCTTCTGAGTTCTGGCAGATGCGCTCGAGCCAGGGGATGGTCGCAAATTTCACACAGTATTTTGTGAGTAATCATTGCAAATCTCCTGTAATCCGTTTTTCAGGCGGTTCATGGAGGGCTTCTTCCCATGGATCGTCGTGGGTCTTGTCGATTTCCACGTTCTGAGCGTCCTGAACGGGCATTCTGGGCACTTTCTCTGTTTGGGGCATGACTACCTGCCTGCCCATGCGAAATCCAAGCCACACGCACAGAAGTGTCCAGCACGCCACACCCACGATGCCCAGGTACGGGACCAGAAGTTCTATGGCAGCAGTAACGGGAAGCACGATCCACCTCACGACAATTTTATGATGACCTTACTGGATATGGGATCCCAGGTGACATCATCGGCATCGATCGATAAGCCATGTTCCAATTTATGTTTTTCTCGCTGCGATTTCTCTTGATCTTTCCATTCTTCTTTGTGTCTCTTGCGTTGTTCCTCTTCCGATGGACCCGTGCATTTGAGGCCCAAGGCACCCACGCCCACGATTGCGCCGGCCAGGTACTTCAGGAACTCGGATCTAGTTAAGGTCATGGAAAATCCTCCCTTTGTATGATTCGTCTTCTTGATCGGTCCATGGGTCGGGGCTCATGCCCAGCTCCTTGTGCATATAATCCGCGAAATCGTCTTGTATGCCTGCTTCCAGGCTATCCAGACGTTTTTCAATGGCTGTTTTGCCTTGAAATCCCTTGATTTTTTCTACTGGGGGCATGAGCAAGGAAACCTGCAGAGTTATTCCGGCGGCACACACACAATCGTCGAATTTACCGTCTTCGTGCTGTAACTTACCGTTTTCGTGACGTATAAACGTGGCACATTCGTCTAGAAGTATGCCGCACGGAACTTGCGAAAACAGTTCCCGGAAGTGTCGTTTCAGTTCATCTGCCATGATTTGCTTCGCTTCGTTGGTTTGCAGCCATCCATATTCCTGCACGTAGGAGCCTTTGATCTTGCCGGGTCGTTGTCTGTAGAAAAGGTTTTGATATGCGCTTTGCAGCACCTTGATGGTGGTAATTCCAGCGCCGTTTTTCTCTGGCCCGATGGTGGCTTCATGGTAATAATAGCCCAATTCCATGAGGTAATATGCCCACAGGTCTGCGGATATCTTGTTGGACCGCAATCTGGCTACAAACCTGTTCTCGAGCCGGTCCAGCACATAAGCCACCGAAAATGTTTGGCCCAGGCCTTCGGAAACGTCCGATCCGATGGCGTACCGATGCAGGTATCCTTTCTCTGGATGTTCCCACACTTCCAGCGTGCCCAGTCTTTCCGGGGAGAAGCCGTATTTGTTTACGGATTGTACGGTTTCTT